GTATCTGGGCGTAGAAATTGCTCAAGCACGACATTGGCTTTAACGCCATGACCTAGGTCTTCTGAACTACGAATTCCTATATAACTAGTAGTCATTCCACCGCTGCTAATTTGAGTTGGTGCTTTACTATTAGTATGACCAACATATCCATCTACCAAGCCATATAGACTAGTTTGGGCCTGTGCTGCGGTAGCAGCTCCAGCAATCAATGCTGCTAATAAAAGTTTTTTCATCCTTTTTTCCTTTTTAAAATCATATACAAACTTATATAGTTGTAGTTATCTGTTATTGTACATGTAGATAGTATTTAAATCAAGTATAACGGTAAGATATACTACACTATAACTCATTTTGTTGCTAAAAAGCAACAATGTTATAAAAAATATTTTGAATTGACATAAGGTAAATAGTATACTATGCCAAGATTAAGCCTTTGGAAGAACGAAAAGACCAATGATTATCATTTCATGGACAAGGTTATCCGTGAACAATTTCTTGTTGGTGGCACTGCCGTTCTAATCCACAAATATTTGCAGCCAGCGGATCAGGGTGCCAGCAATGATCCAACTAAACCTAATCATAGAGTAGAAAGCAAATTAGACGAAACTAAAATACAAGACTTGCTTCTACTTGAAAACAGAGATCGTATATATGACCCCGATGTCTATGAACTACGTGGCGTTTATAATGTGGGAGATCAAGATTTTGATCTAACACAGTTTGGTTTATTTTTAAGTGCTGATACTATATTTGTAACGTTTCATACCAATGACATGGTGGAACGCATGGGACGCAAGCTCATGGCGGGAGATGTAATCGAGTTACCCCATGTTAGAGATGATTTACTGTTAGATCAAACTAAGCCTGCTATCAATAAATTTTATGTTATACAAGATGCTGCTCGTGCTGCGGAAGGATTTAGTCAAACTTGGTATCCACATATATGGCGCATCAAAGCCAGTCCAATGACAGATGCTCAAGAATATAGAGACATATTGCAGCAAAAAGCAGACAATGGTATAGACACGCTTAAAGATGCCTTAAGCACATATCAGCGTGAGCTGGAAATAAGTAATGCTATTGTAGAGCGTGGTGAGCAACTTGCTCCTACAATATTAGACGACGGTGATAATATCATACAGGATGTTAGTAAGAAATATCAAACAAATGCTGACACTACATATAACCATGGTGAAGCGTTGAACGAAGGTTTAAGTTTTCCATTGCTACCAACTCAGGGAGAATTTTTCCTGCGTACAGACTACAGCCCTCCCACATTGTTTGTATATAGAGGAACACGTTGGCAACGTATGGAAACACCAAATGGTCCCGTTAATTTACGTGATCGCGTGCTTAATGCTGCACCATTTATCAACAACACCGCAACCACTGTAATCGGCAGTGAAGAAATGCCCGAGCGTCAAGCCCTAAGCCAAGTTATTAAACCTAAAACGGACTTTTAATCATGCAATTTTTCTACGACGAACAATTAAGAAGATACCTAGCACAGTTTATGCGTATACTTGGTGGATTCAGTGTAAAAACTGGTAAAGACCGCAACGGACAAGAAACTTATATCCAAGTGCCTGTTCGTTATGGTGATATTAATCGCATGGCTGCTCACATAATGAAAAATCAAAGTGAGAACATGATTAACACTGTGCCGTTTATCAGTTGCTATATCACTGATATGACCATGAGTGCTGAGCGTAGGTCAAACCCCACACATATTAGCTCTCTTCAAGTGTATGAAAAGAAATTTAATTACCAAACAGGTACATACGAAAGTGACACCATTGGGAATTCTTATACTGTTGAAAGATACATGCCTGTTCCCTATGATTTAACAGTTCAGGTTGATATATGGACTAGTAATACTGAACAGAAATTTCAGTTAATGGAACAATTATTAGTTTTGTTTAATCCTAGTATTAATTTAAAGACCAATGATAATCCTTTTGATTGGAGTAATTTAACTTACACAGAATTAGTTAACATTGTTTGGAGTGTTAGACAAGTTCCCATGGGAACAGATGACATCATTGACGTTGCTGCCTTAAATTTCACACTTCCAATATTAATAAATCCCCCTGCTAAAGTTAAACGCCAAACTCTTATACATTCTATACTCAATGAGATACGTCGCCTTAAAGAGAATGAGAAATTCGATTGGTTGCCTAGTGATCCTATACCCAACAAAGAGTGGGTCATAGTAACTTTTGAAAATCAAAAACTACAAGTAAGAATAGATGGTCCACAAGCAATCATACTAAATCAAGCAGGTGGACAGACAACCCCCAGTGGTGATTTGTTAACTTGGGAAGAAGCCTTGCGCCCCTATGGTGAATTAAGATTAGGTATAAGCAATTTACGATTACGCCGTGGGCAAGATCCTGAAGATTACAGTAAAGATATTATAGCAACAATAGATAATGTAGATCACGCTGCGCCCAACATTGCTTATATTACCATAGATGAAGGCAGTTTGCCCAGTGCCACAGAGGGAGCGATTGATGGAATCATTAATCCTGTAAGAACTGCCCCAGGACGTGGCTTACCCGCAGCAGCGACTAACCAACGCTACCTTGTGTTAGAAGATGTACCCAATGTAACAGAATGGGGAGTAACAAATGCAGTTGCAAATGACATTATTCAATATAACGGAAGTGCATGGACGGTTAGTTTTTCAAGTATAAGTAACAATAGTGGCATTGTGCTAAACGCAACAACAGGTGTTCTATATGAATGGCGTCGAGGGCAATGGATTAGTGCAGTGGCTGGTACATATCAAAATGGTTGGTGGAGATTATATTTGTGAAACAATTTAGAGGAGTTGGTGCTATCATTGTAAGTGAACATTCAGGTAAAGTATTAACGGTACTGAGATCGCCCAAAGAAAGCCATCCTAACACATGGACGTTTGCAGGAGGTCGAGCCGAGCACAATGAGTCAACATCCGATACACTAGTTAGAGAACTAAAAGAAGAATTGCAATTAACAAAATTTAAAAAAATATTACCTTTACATAGATATCAAAGTAGAAGTAAAGATTTTATATACGATACATTTATTGTATTGGTTAATAAAGAATTTGTCCCCGTCCTTAATTGGGAAAACAGCGGCTACGCATGGTCTGATATTGAACATTTACCAAGTCCATTACATCCCAAGACAAGACAAATGATGAATTCATCGCGATTGATTGATAAATTTAAGAATTTTTGCATTTGGGTAGATAAGAAAAATGGCAGCAGAGATAATTCAATTTCCAAGGAAACAACCTCTTAAAACAGCAAAGTCAGTTGACTTGTACTACTGCTGGGATTGCAGGCTTAACAATCCTTTACTCAATAGTATCTTTAAACCCGAAACATGTTATGTAGAGCGTTGGTATTTACAAGTTCAACATTTACTTAACAACGAAGAAAATAATCACCCACTGATCAGATTACTGATGTCCATGGAAGATAATACATTAAACTTATTATTATCAGTTACGGAGAAAGACTTAACTGTGCAGCATTACTTTTCAGACAGGGAATATAAGTTAGCGGCGGAAGCAAATATTATTAAACTTAATCGATGGTTGGCAAAGTGGCAATGCTTACTACAATATCGTCAACGTTTCTAAACTCTTTAATACCCAAATGTCCGATTTCTAAACTAGTTTTAACATCAAGCCAAATTGGAATGTTTACTGCACCACACCGTCTAAAAAATTCAATATCTTCACCAGTGTAGCTTCCATTAATATAACCCAGTATAAACCAGGGAAGCGGAACTTCTTTGAATACTTCAGTTCTAATCAAACAAAACCCCAAAGCCATACAGGCAACTTTAATATGGCTGTCAGTTTGCTCATCAAGCCTAATCCAGCTATTCCAGTCATCGATCCGTTCCCATGCAGTGGGTATAATGGGTTCAATACGCTTACTGTACGCTGCACCTACAATGGGTTCATCAAAATTTAATAAATCTAAGACATGCTGCGGATCAAAAACAATATCACTGTCAATAAACATAACATGTGTGGCATGCCATTCCATGGCAGACAGCACCAGTTCATGTCTTTGGTTTGCTATCAGAGTGCCTGGACTTAAAAAAATTCTATGTGCTATATTTTTTTCTGTCAGCACCCTTGCAAGTTCATACAAACAAAATGCACACCTGCTATGCATTTGCTCTCTAGTAGGTATACAAACTGCTATTCTAACGTTGCTCATTCTTTAATTTTTTTCAGTAATAGTTTTTTTGGTTCAGGTGGAGCGGGTGGCTCTGGGTGATCCATTTTGGCTAACTGTGAACTCAATGTTTCATCATTGAAGTTTTGAGAAATTCCTATCATTTCTTCTGCTTCAAAAGTTGCCCTCTTAATTGTATTTGCTAGTTTAACACAGATTTGTGTAGATTTCGCGTAAAGATCCTCTGGCAGTTTAGCCATCTTTGTCATAGTTTCATATCGAGGCTTACCAAATGTTAAAATTTCAAGAGCTGCAATCTTACCTAAGTGATCTGCCCAATAATCTCTTTCCGTCATTTCCCAGCTATGCAGCGCCGCGGTCATTTCCTGTTCATCTTGGGCTTCAAGGTAATTTTCTAATTTCTGTTTTTCTTCCAGTAAGCAATTACGCTCAAATTTTCTAGTTTCCGATTCCAAGTCGCTGTCAATCTTTCGAATTCTATTGATGACGGTCATAATATGCCTTGAATATCCCGGACCGGGTTGTAAGTCAAAATGCGCTCGTTCAAAATTGCTCAATGACGTATAAGGACATATTTCAAATAATTTTTCTAACTTGCTGGGATTTGTGTTTTCATCAGCCATAAAAATACCTCAAATAATTTGAGGTATTTAGTGAATTGTTTCTTATAATATAAGTGTTTAATATGCGTATGGAGTAAACTGACCGCCAAGGATAATACTGAGTTTAGTTTCTATTCCTGCTAGCCTACCACGATAAGCACCAAGGGTACCACTTAGTGAAATATTCTGACCCGGCGCAGGTGCCACTCCAGTATAGGCCTGTTTAATACGGCCCATTGACATCTCAGAGCCAGTTGCTGGTAAAACTGCCATTTTATAATTCTCCTGATTTAGTATTATTTATCATTTTTATTAAAATAGTTTATTGAACAAATTCAATGTCAACGTAAGAATTACCAGGGAGGAGGAGACCCGTTACTTACATCTTTCCAATTTACTATAGATTCGTCCCAGATGTATATTTTTGTTACCATATGATCTTCGGGAATAGGGATAGGCGCATCCCAAGTGCAAGTTGCTTCATTTAACATCCAGCTTGGAAACGGTTTGGGCGGTATGAAAGCATCTCTACCAGGATCGTATGTATACCCGCATCCTGCATAGTTTTTTCTAAAAGTCTCATTATAGCTTGTCTGTTTCCAATTACTGTAACCAAAAGTGTTAATTAAAAAAGTTATACCCAATTCTTCTCGTTCAATGCCGTTGCCATCTAATAATTCATTGTTATGAACTACAACAACATCTATTACTAAATTATTTTCATCTAATTTTGCAAAATGAGCCATAGCTAAATCCACATATCATTAAATATAAGTTGCTACTAAAACGATACGACGCTTTGTTTTTGAAGGTTTCATTGCGTGGAATCCTGAAAAAGTAACTATAGAATCCTCAGTGGGTTCAAATGTATCAATGATGCTTAGGTCATTTTCATCTAAGATTACTGTTGATCCGCCGGCGTCATTGAAGTATACGATTAGATTATTATGATTAAATTTATGATCATGATGTGGTTCAGATATTACATTTTCCACATAGGGGTCAGCGCAGTTGATATTTGCTCGTGCAAACATTTCTACTTTTAAATCATTTGCTGCAATGATGTCTTTTAACACAGGAAGAAACAATGTTTCCCAATAGCTGGAAGAAATTTTTGTTACATAGTTATCTTTTGGTCTTACCAACAAAGCATGGCTATAGTAAGAAACGTCAACTATTTTACTATCACCGATTAATGGCTGTTGGTTTTGATTGAAAAAGTCATTGTAAGTAGAGCCAGTCTGGTAATACCAAGACAACTCTGAACCGAGGACTAATCTTTTTGCTTCAGCATACCGAGCTGTCAGTGGATTGATTAGTTTTTTAATCAATGATATTCTCCGATTCAATATTTATAATATGACAGAGTTGTATGTGCATAGGTATAGTCTTTATTGAAGTGTAAGCCCAGTTAATCGATCAATTTCTCCTAAATTGCCAACTGGAAATGTGTTAAAACTTATACTGATTCTAGTATAATCGCAAGCTGCTCTGTTTTCTACCATATGTGTCAAACTGCTTGGGAATAATAAAAGCTGCCCTGTAATGCTTTCATACCACCAACTGCTACTGTTGTATATGTTGAAATCACTGGCTGGTATATCAAATTGTCTGTAATCATCTTTGTAAAAGAAAATTTTATCAGTTAAATTATTGGTCTGTATATAAAATACTCCGCTAATAAAACTATTAGGATGTTGATGTTTGTGATGAAATTCATTGCTTTCTGTATAATTACACCAACTCTGGGTAATTCTAAGCATGACATTGTTTTTAGGACTATAAACAGTTTTAAAAAAATCGTTCATACATAAAGTTAAAAAATCTTTTACATCGCACAAAATAGGTATATCTAAGATATGTTCGTTGGCGCTTTTTAAATTACCCATATTCTTAGACTTTTCTAGACTGATAATACAGTTCAATTCTTCGGCTGTAAAATTTCGGCCTAAATCATACATACCAATTGGTATAGGAAATAATCCTTGTATTCTTCCTGTGGGAGGTTTCATATATCAGACTTTGTTTAATATGACCAAGAAACAAAACTATAACGTGTTCCCTTAGTCACCAATGAAACTTGATGTGGGTACAAAAAATTACTGGGAAATATTATAATATCACCTTTTTGAAACTCTATAACTTCGTCGTCAAATAATTTTAATTGCCCACCTTCATAATTATCATTTAGACTTCCTAAAATTGTCAGTATAGGAACGCCTCTTATTTTCCCATCAAACACGCTTCTAATATGGTCACAGTGTTTTTTCATTTCTGTACCTTCGTCATATTTGTTAAAGCGTATTTCCGTATATCCTGTCCAATGATCATACCAGTCAAAATTAATTAATTTATGATAGTTTCTTAGTGCTTCATAACAAATTTGCATTAAAGAAAAATAAGTTGATAATGATGAATCATATCTAACACTTAAATCATTGGCAAACGAAAATTCATCACCGACCCCTGTAGAATACGTATGTTTTGTAAATGTTTTTTCTTTTAATTCATTTACAGTACTATCACATGTTTGATATGGCACAAAGTTTGATAGCCTAATAATATAATCGTTTAAGTTCTTGTTCATTATTTACAGTCTATATTAAAAGAAATAATTAATCTTTGATCGTCAGCGTTGTTTGCTTCTGTATAATGTAATAGTGCAGATGGGAAGAATATAATAGTACCTTCTTGTACACTGGGAGAGAAAACAATATCGTTACCGTTTATCCAATTCTTAAATGGTGCAATAAATTTTGTAGGGGTATGGCTTTTATGATAATTTATATAGCAAACCGCACTGTATCCAACTGCACCGTGTGTATGTGGGCCATGATAATCATGTTTTTCTGCCAATTCAAACCAAGCCTTTTTAATACTAGCTTGTTTTATACCTAAAATATTTTGAAATTGATATATTTCATCAGTAAAAATATCTGACACATTATGTGTATAATCTTGATTATTAAAATAATCAGTTTGAATAAAAATTGATTTAGTTAAATCTTTGGGTATTCCTAATAATTTTTCTTTTTTCATATTCCAATTATTGCATTCTAGTTGCAAAAAAGGAATTTGAAACATATTTTGAATCATTACATTAAACCCAAGTTGCTTAGATTTTGCTTAAAGCTATTACGATTCCAAGTACCATAACTAGCGTTGTCTGCTTCTTCACCCGCTAAAATTGATTTAAATCTAGAATTATTCATTAAGCTAGGTAAGTTTTTTTGCCCCTTTGATTTTGCGAAATCCCAAAATTTTGTATCATAAACAGAGCCGGCAGCATAATGTAACATAATAACGTTTTGGATTTCTAAAATATCAGTTGCGTATTCTTGATTAATTTGGCTTAAAAACTTATTATTGAACCATAAGTCATAAGCTCTTCTATGGTTTTTATTCATCAAATTAATACTTGTTGCTTCCAATGGTTCTAAAAAGAAACTTGCGTTACCATTGTATGCTACCCTACCTTCATAGTTGGTCTTTCTATAATAGTTCTTAAAACTAAAGGCATTTGTTTGATCGCTAGGTGTCAATTTATAATCTGTAAATATTTGCTTGACATCTTCTTTAACTTCTTCTAGTGTATTAATCGTATTATTATACATATATCCAATACTACAGCGATTGAGTAAAGGAATACCAAACACCCATCCATATGGCCTTGCTAAAGTTAACGTATATTGAAATGTTACACCTTCCCAAAAACACTGTGTAACATAAACGCTATTAACTGGAATATATTCACTTAAATGAAAGTCATCAAAATTTTCAGGTTTACCTGAGCAATCCATAATATAATCGCTGTCAATCATATCATGTGTTACATTTTTTTCAATAATGTTAACTCGTCTTTTGTCTTTATAGTGATTGATAACCCATTCTTGAAGCATGACTGCATTAAAATGGTACCCAACGTTACCTCCTGGGAAGGTATGCACATATTCTTTACCTGGTCCCCAACCTGTTTTTTTAATTCCAGCTTTTAATGTCCCATATATAGACTCTAATTCTTCAATATTAAAATCCATATTAAGATACAAATCTCTAGGAAAATCCAGTGTAGATCCTTCTCCTACTGCTTGGGGTTTAATTTTGTTGTCAAAATACCAATCAATTTCCCAATCACTCCAACGATAAAAGTGACTTGCAGCATAACACCCCGCGGTGCCTCGGCCAATAATAGCAATTTTTTTAGACATATGAATACTTATGTGAAGCTACCGCTATGGATTAGTGGGTTTTATAAAATATCCATCGGTTTTGTATGAGCAGTCTTGCCAACTTAATGTACTTTCATCCCAAGTATATCCAGGATTAGAATAATGATCTGCTGGTTGTATTGGTCTTGGTACCGGTGGTTCATATTTACCTGTTTCAGTATTTAATGTCCAACTAGGGTATGGTTGCTTATCTAAAAACATATCTTTAACTGGGTCATATATTGATCCTATTTTGGCAAAGTTTTTTCTTATTGTACCATTGTAGCTTGTTTGCTTCCAATATACGTGTCTGGTCAATGTTATACAAAATGCTAGCCCTAGTTCTTCTCTTTCAATATTATTGTCATCCAACAACTCACTGTTATCTACAATGATAACATCGATAACGTTATTATTTTCATCTAATTTAGCAAAGTGAGCCATATTACCACCTTATAGAACCTGAACTAGTCCAGGTATATGTTTTATATCCACCTGAATTACTGTAAGTAGGGCTTCCTGTTGTAGCAACTGCATCCGCTGCTGCGTTTCCATATCTTATAATGACTATTCCACTGCCACCTGATTTTGTTGCACCACCACCTCCACCGGTGTTTGTTGTTCCTGGATACCCTGGAGAAGGAGTACAACCACCATCGCCACCTCCACCGCCGCCAGCACCACCTGGACCGGCTGTTCCATCACCTGATCTACAATTGGCACTGCCTCCACCACCGCCTGAATAATATGTACCGGTTACGGTCCATTGTGCGCCACTGCCACCATAACCGCCATTACGAACTCCTTGGCCGTTTTGTCCTGCTTGGCCAGCACCACCGCCGCCTCCACCGCCGCCACCCCAAGCAGTTCCACTTCCTACACCACTGCCTCCGTTATAACCTTGCCCGGGAGTTCCTGCACCGCCTGAACCCGTTGCCCAACTATTATTATCAGCACCGCAACCACCGCCTCCTGAACCTCCTGCTTGGCCATTTTGCACAGCAGGACTGGCAGGATCATAGGGACTAGCTGATCCACCTCGTCCGCCACCGGTTGCTGTCACTGAACTAAAAACACTAGAACCACCGTTTGCATTAACAGCACCGCCACCTCCCACTGTTACTGTGTAAGTAACACCATTTGTAACTGATAAACTGCTACCTTGTAATAATCCGCCGCCACCGCCGCCTCCCCCTTGCGATAATCCACCGCCTCCTCCTCCTGCTACAACTAAATAAGAAACAGATGTTGGAGCGTCGCTCCATGTTGTTATCGAGCCGCTTGCTGAACTACTCGACCCATTACCTACACCATTTGTTGCATAAACTGTAAAGGTATAGGCTGTGCTTTTTGTTAATCCTGATACTGTAATTGTTCCGCTGCCTGCCTGACTTAATGTTCCTGTTATACCACCGGGGCTACTAACTGCTGTATAACTAGTAATTGCTAGTCCACCGTTACTAGCAGGGGCTGTAAATGAAACTGTTGCTGTTGTTGCCCCCGTAGCTGTTGCTGTGCCAATAGTGGGTGCGCCTGGCACGACAGCAGGAGTTATTGCACTACTAGAAGAACTATTGGAGCTATTTCCAATACCATTAGTTGCATATACTACAAAGGTATAACTTGTACCTTGTGTTAATCCAGATACTCGTATAGTACCGCTACCTGCTTGACTTAATGTACCTGTTATGCTACCCGGTGTGCTTACTGCTGTATAACTTGTTATAGCAGATCCATTGTTAGCAGGTGCTGTAAATGGAACATCAATTTGTGTTCCACTACCACTAACTCTACTTGGTGTACCAATAGTTGGAGCTGAGGGAGCTGAGGCTGGAAATATGCTTGAACTTGCTGCACTACTTGCACTATTTCCAATACCATTCGTTGCATATACTGTAAATGTATATGAAGTTCCTGCGGTAAGTCCACTAACTGTAATTGTTCCTGATCCTGCTTGGCTTAATGTACCTGTAATACCACCAGGGCTACTTACCGCTGTATAACTTGTTATGGCAGATCCATTATCAGCAGGTGCAGTATAAGGTACATATATTTGTGTTGATGATCCACTTACTCGTGTTGGTGTTCCTATGGTTGGGGCTGATGGTACTGTTGCAGGGAATATGCTTGAACTTGCTGCACTACTTGCTCCATTACCTAGAGTGTTGGTAGCGTAAACTGTAAATGTATAACTTGTCCCTGTGGTCAATCCAGAAACCCTTATAGTTCCACTGCCTGCTTGGCTTAATGTACCTGTAATACCACCAGGACTACTTACTGCTGTATAACTAGTAATTGCAAAACCACCATTACTAGCAGGGGCACTAAAGGGCACATCTATTTGTGTTGAACTTCCACTAACTCTTAATGGTGTACCTATTGTCGGTGCTCCTGGAGTAGTACCTGCTGTGATTGCACTACTAGCTGTACTATTCGCACTATTTCCTACTATATTTGTAGCATATACCACAAATGTATAAATTGTTCCTTGTGTTAATCCTGTTACTCTTACAGTACCACCACCTGCTTGACTTACTGTAGCAGTAATACTACCGGGTGTACTTACCGCTGTATAACTTGTAATTGTTTGATTTCCATTATAAGCAGGTGCGGTAAAAGTTACATCTATACTTGTTCCACTGCCACTTACTCTGCTAACTCCAGTAACACTAGGAGCACCTGGTACCACACCCCAGCTAGGCCAAGCATTATCTAACTGTGCAGAAAAATGATCGTCCATATTAAAAACACCGCTGGCACTGGCATTATATCCAGTATTAGTTGTTACATTTTTTCCTCTAACATTGCCACGTCTTGCCATATTAACTTATGATCTCATAGGATGCGTATATACTAGCAGCAGAATTCGCGCTACTGCTGGCTTGTAGTGTATCGCCTTCTTCTAAATAAACAAAATTATCCTTGCCTACAATAATCAGTGTTGAATTTGCAGGAACACTGACAGTCCCAGCTAGATAATAACTTGTAGAACTTCTTAAAATTGTAACGGTAACGCTAACCGCAGTGCCGCTATAATTTGCCACTGTTACTGTATTAACTTTAACAACCGTTCCGCTGGCTGCTGAATTAGATAATATGGACGCAGTAGAAGTTGTCAGTGCTGCTAGTGCAGTTTTTCCTGTAATTGTTGAAACGGCTACTATATTAGGTGCGGCCATTTTATCCTCCGAAAATCATTGCCATCGCTATGGCTTTACCCATTGTTGGTCCAGTATTAGTTATCGTAACTCCTCCTGTTGATGCGCTAACGCTAATACCTGTTCCAGCTGTTACAGATGTAACACCTGAATTCGTAATCGTAACTGCTCCTGTGGCACCGCTTACACTGATACCTGTACCAGCTACAGCACTGGTAACGCCAGCATTAGTTAATGTGACACTGTCGCCTAAACTTACAGTGCCACCGCCACTCATGCCAGTTCCTGCTGTTACTGTAACGCTGCTGTTGGTTAAACTAGCATTGGCAATATTACTTAACGTATTTGAACTGCCACTAATCGTTTTGTTTGTCAGTGTTTGTGTGGCAGTAGTTCCTACAACGGGAACATACGCTGTTCCATCTGTGGTATATTCCCAAACATCGTCTGTTTCATTCCAACGCAAAGTTACATTGTTACTATCTCCACGCATTACACGTATCCCAGCATTTTCTGTAGGGCTACCAGTAGTAAAATTGCTGTTTAAATCAATAATATTATCAGCAAGGCTAATTGTTTCTGTGTTAACAGTAGTTGTAGTTCCGCTGATTGTTAAATTACCTGTTACGACAAGGTCGTCACTGACAGTTACTACACCTGTGCCATTGGCACTTAATGTTAAGTTTGTGTTTGTTGAACGACTTGTAATGCCATCTACAGTAATGTTATTTCCAAAACCTATTGCGTTACCATCGCTGCTGGTAATGTTGCTACCGGCTTCCACCTGTAACGTGCTTTGAATTTTGATAGCGCCTGTTCCAGCTGCATCTATTTCTATATCGCCTGTTCCAGTGGTTTCAAATCGCAAATCCTGATTAATGCTGGTACTAACCGTAATAGTATCGCTATCATCTGTAATGACCTGTTTACCATTTACATACAATGACCCTGGACCAATATAAACGTGGCGCCAAGTTTTGCTGGCGCTACCTAAATCTCTAGTATTATTGGTATCTGGAATAATATTTTCATTAAATGCTGTAAAGTCTGGTTTATTAGTTAAATCGCTATAACTGCCACTGAATCCTGGATTACTTTGTATTTGAGTAGCAACTGTGGTAAAGTTAACTTCACCGCCTGTTGTTGCTACGCTTGTGGTTTTACCTTCACTGGTAATAACTAGTGCAGTTGGGTTGGGATTGGTTTCTGTTGGCTTACCTACAAGAGCAATAGTACCTGTGCTGGCATCTGTGGTCATTGTTGCACCGCCCAAGTCAATGGTGCTACCACTCAAATACAAGTCTCTAAATCTATAACTTGCACTACCCAAATCGTATGTAATATTTGTGCCGGGGATTAGGTGCCCAGTGATAGTAGCACCGGCAATAGTTTTATTAGTTAGTGTTTCTGTAGCACTACTAGTGCTTACTGTATCTGGAACCCAAAGTCCGGATGTTCCATTCCAAACTAGAGCCTGTCCGTTGGTGGGCACTGCGGTGGCGGTGTCAACATCAGCCAAATCATTGATATTATGTACATCAGTAATAGTAGTAACACCAGACCCTGCACTAGGTCCATCTAGGTTTCCGCCATCAATAATGGTGTCATCGCTGATAACTTGATCAGGTATGCGTTTCCAGCTATTGGTGCTAGTGGAATATTGATATAGTATACCACCTACCGTTGCTTGTTGATTATTACTCGGACTTGAAGGGAACGCCATTAATTTTTCCTATATTCCAATATTTATCTTACCCAAATTTCCACTTTACTAGAATTATTAATTGAACCACTGGGACTGCTTCCACCAGCATTTGTTCTAGAGTTAACATAGCCAAATCCTGCACTGGCCGCATAACCACCACCACCTAGTGTAGATTTAATACCCAGACCTCTACCATTATTGCTATAGAAATAACTTTGATAGTTTTCTGTAGCTATAGCCTGTCCAAATCTAGCATATGAATATCCGTTGCTGTAGTTTTGTGATTGATTGTATCTCCATTGATTTCCTGGAGTACCCCATTGTGGGTATCCAGATGTTGCAGCTCCGCCGTCGGCGCTGTAGCTATAATCACGAACTGACTCTGCATCTGAACCCGCACCAGTTTTAGACATAGTCAACCCGACACTGGTGTATGCAGTTAGAAGTTGACTACTACTATTTGTAGAAGATCCTATTAGGTATGTTGATAAATTAGAATCTCTACCATAAAAACTACAGGCCAAATATCTAAAAGCAAATGATGCTACAATATCAGTAGCCACATCTGTACTGGTATTACTGGTATAGTTTAAATTGCCCGAAGTAACATTTATAGGAGTTCTTGTTGTCCAATAGCTAGCATCATAAGCGAATGCAGATGAAGCACTAGCATCTCTTACAAGGAACATTAACATCCAATGAAATCCACCGAAACTATTCATTAAGCAATAAGTTTGGAAAGCAGTTGCATATCCACTTGGTTTAATCCAGTATATACCGCTAGCAGCAGATCCACCTGTTAAACTGTATATATCAGCAGCACTGGTAGATGCTTGGGCCGATGAAGATCCGTCTAACCATCTTCTAACAATGCTGAATGCACGATCACTGGTATTACCTGCTATATCTGTAGCTCTCAGTGTAAAGTTTGTAGTCACTGTGCTTGCCCCAGGTTGAGCTAAGGTGCCTGATATTAGACCAGAACTAGCATTAATTGTAAGTGCAGAAGGTAAAGACCCTGATGCTATGCTGTAGCTTATACTATCACTTGCGTCTGGGTCTGTTGCTGCCACTGTTATATTAACGCTTTGCCCTGTAGTGTTTGCATAGTCATATGTTCCTAGGGTACCTGCGGCTGTAGACCAACTAGGTAAACCGCCGCAGTCTATGCAGTCAAGTTTTGTTGACGATCCTGCCTGTTGGGTCAGTTTAACATCTAAAGGTTCTTGTGCTACTGTGAAATCCTGAGGAGTCGTGGCTTTAACTGTGGTGGAATCAATGAATGTAACAGTCTGCGCTGTATATTCTGTTCCGTCATTGGTTATAAATTTTATAATAGCGTCATTGGAAAAATTTGCGCCTGTAATCGTAAATTGTGTTCCTGCATTACCATTATATGTAGCAGGTGTTACGCCTGTTACAGTTGGAGGACTATCCCCTAGTGTTGCCCAGCCTGTTGATGTATATATTTCTCCCAGGCCTGTGGTAGAATTATACCTGATTGTTCCCCCTGTGGGACTAGCATCACGCTGAACTGTCGTTCCCGTAGGTAATTTTAATCCGGATGTGTTAGATGATAGTGCATCATTGATCGACGATGCAGTGACTCCCGTTAGTCCAGATTTAAGTGTTTTATAATTTTGAGGCATTATAACTCCATTATTTTCCAACCATATGTTGAATTGCTATACACTAAACCAAAACTGGATTGATTGTCTGCAACCAGCAAGTCGTCTGCGACTCCCTGTATTTTATGGCCATTTCTAGCAACTGTTAGGTTATTTGTTCCAAACGTTCCTGCTAAATCATTAAATCTAATAGTGTCACCTAAAGTCGCACTAGCAGGCAATGTCATCGTTATCGCACCAGAAGTTGTATTTACAAAATATCCTTTACCAGCTACGCAGGTTGTATTTGTTGCAACGATCTCCCAAGTTATATAAGGGGTTGCAGAAATTTGACCGCTGCTAATACTAATTCCAGTTCCAGCACTGAAGTGAGCGCGAACTTCACTGGCACTAGGACCTGTATATGTGAATACACCCGTAGTATTATTATAACTTAAACTGCCATCTCCTCCGCTATCAGTTACACTTACTGCTGATCTAGCCGCAGAATCTGTGTACTGTGTTATTGACGAACTGATAACACCTGTTGTACTATTATAACTTATTCCTGTGCCTGCACTAATAGCCGCTCTAGCCAGTGCATCTGTATACTGAGTAATTGTTGTAGCTATTGTACCACTGGTGATTGTAATACCTGTGCCTGCTGCAAAGTGTGCTCTGACTTCTGAACTGCTGGGACCGGTATAGGTAAACACGCCTGTTAAATTATTATAACTTAAACTGCCATCTCCGCCGGCATCGGTAACACTAAAGCTAGTTAATGCAACTGTGCCTGCTCCTAATTCATTGTAAGTTGTTCCGTCATTAGTAAATTCCCACTTATCCGATGTTTCATTCCAGCGAATGCTTACGTTGGCACTATCTCCACGCATAATGCGAATACCAGCGTTTTCTGTTGGACTACCTGTGGTAAAATTGCTGTTTAGATCTATAATATTATCTGCTAAACTTATTGTTTCTGTATTAATAGTGGTAGTAGTGCCACTTATAGTTAAATTACCACTTACAACTAAGTCATCATTAACGTTGACGTAACCTGTCCCATTAGCTGCTAAAACTAAATTTCCATTAGTTGTTTTGCTAGATATATTATCTACATTTATTGCATTTCCAAAACCTATTGCATTGCCATCACTGCTGGTAATATTACTACCTGCTTCTATCTGTAGTGTGCTTTGAATTTTGATAGCACCAGTTCCTGCTGCATCTATTTCGATATCGCCCGTACCAGTAGTTTCAAAGCGTAAATCTTGATTGATACTAGTGCTAACAGTTATTGTGTCACTGTCATCGGTAATGACTTGTTTACCATTTACATATAATGATCCTGGTCCAATATAAACGTGCCGCCAGGTTTTATTTGAGCTACCAAGGTCCCTTGTGTTATCTGTGTCAGGAACTATACTGTTGTTAAATGCTGAGAAATCTGGCTTGTTAGTTAAATCACTGTAGCTACCACTAAAGCCGGGGTTACTTTCTATTTGCGTTGCCACAGTGGTAAAGTTAACTTCACCTGCTGTTGTTGCTACACTGGTTGTTTTACCTTCACTGGTAATAACTAGTGCAGTTGGATTGGGATTAGTTTCTGTTGGCTTACCTACAAGAGCAATAGTTCCCGTAGTAGCGTCTGTGGTCATTGTTGCACCGCCCAGGTCAATCGTGCTACCACTTAGATATAAATCTCTAAATCTATAACTACTGCTACCTAAATCGTATGTGACGTTAGCACTGGGAATAAGGTGGCCGCTAATTGTAGCCCCAGCAATAGTTTTATTAGTCAATGTTTCTGTTACGCTAGATGTAGATATCGTGCCTGGGATCCATTTACTTGATCCGCTATTCCAAACTAGTGCTTGACCATTGGTAGGTGCTGTGGTTGTTGTATCAACATCCAACAATCCATCAATGTAAGTATTTGTCCAAGTGCTTGTAACATTGGCTGTAGAAATATCAACCCAATAACTATTTGTACCATCATCCTGGTATTCATATAATATATTATTAGCACTGTCATACCACTTGTCGCCTGCTATAGGACTGGCATGTGGTGTTGTGTCTGCTGTCCAAGTATTTCCGGTTTGTATGTCTACCCAACTGGCTGTAGTACCATTAGTGGTTAAATATTTTCCACTTTCACCTGACTGGCTTGGTAGTGCATCAATTGTGGTGCTACCACCCAAACTTACA